CTTCGGTCTTGCGACAACACATATAGAACTAAACTTAGGCATACATTACAGGAGAAAACATTATGGCCAGTCTAGCAGACATCCGTGCCCGTCTCGCGGCACAAGAAAATAAATCATCTGGATCTAAGTATCCAACATCTGATGGAGCGATATTCCCTCATTGGAAAATGGACGAAGGAGCATCTTGCTCTCTACGTTTCTTACCCGATGCGGATTCAAACAATTCGTTCTTTTGGATAGAGAGACAAGTTATTAAACTTCCGTTTAATGGCGTGAAAGGTGATCCAAATGTGAGACAAGTAACAGTACAAGTCCCGTGCGTAGAAATGTTCGGTGAGAATTGTCCTGTGTTAGCAGAAGTTCGTCCTTGGTACAAAGACGAAACTCTCAAAGAAATGGCAAACAAATATTGGAAGAAAAGATCATATATCTTCCAAGGCTTTGTTCGTCAAAATCCAATTGGGGAAGACAACACCCCTGCGAATCCTATTCGTAGATTTGTTATTTCACCTCAAATCTTTCAGACTATCAAAAGTTCATTGATGGATCCTGAGATTGAAGAATTGCCAACTGATATAATGCGTGGTCTTGATTTTAATATCAGAAAGACTACAAAAGGTCAGTATGCTGATTATTCAACCTCATCATGGTCTAGGAAAGAATCTGCACTAACAGATGTAGAACAAGCGGCTATCGAAGCACACGGTCTATTTAATCTAGCAGACTTCTTACCTAAGAAGCCTTCAGAATCAGAACTCAGAGTCATTAAAGAAATGTTCGAGGCATCAGTAGATGGTCGTCCATATGACACTGACAAGTTTGGAGCATACTATCGTCCTTTCGGTATCGATGCACCAGCAAGTGCTGATAAAGTAGATGAATCAACTTCAAGTGCACCAGCACCCGCAGTTGAGACACCTGCCCCAGTTGCTACCCCAGCAGTTGAAACAGCACCCGCTGTAGAGACTCCAGTAGCGGCGCCAGCAGAAAGTTCTGAGCCATCTAGTGATAAAGCACAAGACATTCTAGCAATGATCCGTGCAAGACAAAACAATTCTTAATTGTTTAGTCTGGGGGAGGCAACTCCCCCATATTTTGTAGGAGAAAATTAAAATGACACTACCAGACGAAAGATTTAGAGCCCTTAAACAAGGGAAGAAATTATTAGAAGAATTATGCGATCCGGGTAAAACTCCGCGTGTACCAAGTCTTATCAGAGATAGGGCAAGAGCCGCACTAAGACATTACCCTGCTGATTTCGATTTAGATGACATGGCAGAAGCCTGCCCAGAAATCTTGCAAAAGCCTTCTAACTCTAGTAGAATTAACAACAAACAATCTAATCAATAGGAGTAATTGTGGCAAAACCATTTGACGTTTCCAAATTTAGGAAAGACATAACCAAATCCATTGACGGCTTGTCAATAGGATTCAACGATCCAACTGATTGGATCTCAACAGGTTCTTATGCATTGAACTATCTTATCTCAGGTGATTTCCATCAAGGTGTCCCTTTAGGTAAGGTTACAGTATTTGCAGGAGAATCAGGCGCAGGTAAATCATACTTTGCGACAGGTAACATAGTTAAATCAGCACAAGAACAGGGTATCTTTGTAGTCTTAATTGACACAGAGAATGCACTTGATGAAGCATGGCTACAAGCCTTGCAAGTTGATACTAGCCCTGAGAAGTTACTTAAACTTAGTATGAGTATGATTGACGATGTAGCAAAAACTATATCACTCTTTATGAAAGATTACAAAGACATGGCAGAGGAAGAACGTCCTAAGTGTTATTTGTAATTGACTCATTGGGTATGATGTTGACACCAACTGATGTTGATCAATTCGACAAAGGTGATATGAAAGGTGACATGGGTCGTAAGCCCAAGGCACTGACATCATTAGTCAGAAACTCTGTTAACATGTTCGGAAGTTATAATGTTGGACTTGTTGCAACTAATCATACATATGCATCACAAGATATGTTTGACCCAGATGATAAAATATCAGGTGGTCAAGGCTTTATCTATGCATCAAGTATTGTTGTTGCTATGAAGAAGATGAAACTGAAAGAAGATGCGGCAGGGAATAAAATCTCTGAAGTAAGAGGTATTCGTGCAGGCTGTAAAGTAATGAAGACTCGTTATGCAAAACCTTTCGAGGGTGTGCAAGTGAAGATTCCTTATGAAACAGGTATGAATCCTTATTCAGGACTAGTAGACTTGTTTGAGAAATCAGGCTTGTTGACTAAGCAAGGTAATCGTTTAAAGTATATCACTCAAGCAGGAGAAGAAGTTCTCAAGTTTAGAAAGCCTTGGGAAGCAAACGAAGATGGTTGTTTAGATAATCTTATGGCAGAATACTCTGAAGTTAAAAGTGCAATGGACAAAGTAAATACTGAGGAAGATGCATTAGAGACAGTAGAGGAATAACATATGAATTTAAAC